GAATGAAGATACACAACTAGAATACACAATTGTAAAAAATTACATTCCAGACTTTACAATTGAATCTAAACATGGTATAATATATATAGAAGCTAAGGGATTAGGTAGAGCCTTTGACCAGCAAGCCAGAGAAAAGATGGAAGCTGTTAAGAAAGGACATCCCGATAAAGATATTAGAATTGTATTTATGACTGACAGACCATTTCGTAAAGGTGGTAAGATGCGTCCTAGTGATTGGGCTGCAAAACATGGATTCCCATGTGCCATTGGTAGAGTACCTGAAGAATGGTTCACAGAAAAGGAATAGTTAATGGATAAAGAAAAAGAAGACGATAACATAGTTCAGGAAGAGAAAGAAGAAGAGTCCAATGTTGTATCCATAGCAACAAAAGAAACTCTTGACTACAAGAAGGTTTCTGCAGAACTGGAACGTATCGAGGATTGCAGAGAAGCCCTTGCACGAGCAAAGTCAGAAACACTAACTAATGTTATTATCGTAGGTCGAACGCTTGATGGTAGGCTCTACATCGAGAATAACAATGATCTAATTCAGAACTTTGTTTACATGCTGGAGACAGCCAAACTGAGGATTATGGGAGTATGATATGTCCGGTAAAACCCATCTTGTAATCCCTGATCCTCATGCCCATCCCGATCACAACAACGACAGGGCAGATTGGCTAGGAAAGCTCATCAGAGACATAAAGCCAGATGTAGTGGTCAATCTTGGTGATATGTTCGATATGCCTTCCATGGCCGATCAGGAAAAGGGAAAGAAATCCTTCCAAGGGCGCACCTTCAAGAGGGATTTGGAAGCAGGTCTGGACTTCGATAATCGTATTTGGGAACCTGTCCGAGCACAAAAGAAGAGGATGCCCTACAGGGTATTTTATGAAGGTAATCATGAGTTCAGGCTTAAACGAGCAATTAACATGCAGCCTGAATTGGAAGGTGTAATTTCATTTGATGATTTTGGCCTTCGTCGTAACTATGACACTATTGTCGAGTACGAAGGAAATACACCGGGAGTATTTGAAGTAGATGGTATTAGCTATGCCCACTACTTTATTAGTGGAGTTATGGGAAGATCACTAAGTGGTGAACATCCAGCACATGCCCTGTTGACTAAACAGTTTACATCATGTACTTGTGGGCACCTACACGTAACGGACTATTGTCAACGAACTAACCCATACGGTAAAAGGTTGAATGGTCTAGTTGCAGGTGTCTATCAAGACTACGATAGCGATTGGGCTGGAGAAATAAATCGTCTGTGGTGGAGGGGAGTTATCCTCAAGCGTAATGTAGAAGAAGGCAATTATGATCCACAATGGATTTCTATTGATAGTTTGAAGAAGGAATATGGATAATGAAGAAGGAGATTGAAGATTGGTTCTATACAATGCTAGAGAATGAACCACTAGAAGAGATTCTTGAAAGGTTTGATGTAGATGCAATAACAGCGTTTAAACTGTGTTTTGAAAGTGGACTAATTGATGAAGAAGTCTTGGAACAAATGGCAGGATTAGAGTAATGGATAGACTTAAAAGAGGTTTGATTGGGGCGGGACTGGCCCTTTTGTGGACATGTATTCTGGTTGCCGCCGCTTTTGCACTTGTATTTGTTTTGAGTAAAACTCTGGTTTTTATTGAGAGCTTTGGTATTATCGCCCCAATGTCTCATCTATTGACTTTGATTATTGTCATTAGCGTAGGTATGGTAATCATAGGTTTTTTGGTCGGATGGTTCTACGATGAGTGACGAAGAGACAAGAGGGAAAAGGGCTATGAAGTTTCGTAATAGACATGCCGAAGCCCTACATAAAGATAAGTCCCTACGACTAAAACGAGTAGAAAGCGAACGTAAACGTTATGAACGCTTGTCCACAAAAGAGTGGTTTAAGAAAGTCTATGAAGAGGATGAAGATGATGAAATTTGATGACGAACCAGAAAGCCTTGACAAGGATGGATATGGTGCACAAGAACAACCTCAGTCAGATATCGAAGATGTTATTCTGTATTCTCTTGTTGGTGTCTTTGTTGGCACACTAGTAATTAATTTAGTGAGGACAGTTTTCTAATGGCTTACAACATTGTCTTTAACATCACACTAGTGTCAATCCTGTACTATCTGTATACGATTGGTATTCTTGCAACAGCATATAGCAACAATATTCTGCATATTCTAGAAGCTATTGCAGTTGTCTTTGCAGTAGGGTTGGCTTCAGTCTTTATGACCAAGAAAAATAACTTTACAATCTGGTGTATGAATACTATGCTTGGGCTAGGCTTGATTGGTACTATCTACGGCATCTTTATTGCCTTCAGCGGTATTAACAGCAACAGTCTGGAACCTAGCATGGTTGCTCCTGTCATCAGCGGTATCCTTACTGGCATTGGCGCAGCAATCTGGACTACAATTACAGCCCTGTTCTTTCACATCGCACTTGGTGGTAACTTGATTCTGTGGAGTGAGTTCGGAAGGAAACCATAATGAAGGACATGGGATATGAAAAGAGTCTTGCAGATGTGGGATTTGCCCTAGCCTTTGCATTTCTTGTACTGGCAGCCCTGATGCTTCTTATAATTAATCCACCACAGAAGTTGAATGATGCCGACCCTAAAGCCCAAGGAAATATTATTGTCGAATTGGCATGGCCAGATACTATTGATGCTGATATTGATTTGTGGGTTCGCGGTGAAGCAGACATGATTGCTGTAGGGTACTCTAACAAAGGTGGCCCTCTCTTCAATCTACTCCGAGACGATCTTGGTAGTATCAATGACTTGAGTAACAAGAACGAAGAGATTATCTATAGTCGTGGAGTACCGGACGGGGAGTATATCGTCAATGCCCACTTGTTCAATAACAAAGGGTATAAAGGCCCTATACCAATTCGGTTGATTGTTTCTCTAAAGGAGACTGACAAGTCCAAGACTGTACAACTATTTGCAGTAAATGCTGAATTGGAGTTCTACGGACAGGAGTTGACAGTAGCGCGGTTTATTCTGTATGATCGTAAGTACATTGCCGATTCTTTCAACACAATACAAGAAAACATTAGAGCAGCAGGAGAATGATATGCTATACATAGCCGGATATGTTGTCCTCTTGTCAATCCTTATTTATGGGTTGTTAGGTATTAGTGGGACAATCAAGAAAACTATCCTTACTCTGTTGTTCATTAGTGTTGCCTTCAGTGGTCCAATCATCTACTATGATGCAATGTCAAGGGCTAAGGATGTCAAGTATGAGTTCTTCGAAAATCCTAAAGAAGCTGCAGTATTGGGGCACTATACAATACCTAACAAAGCCCTTCTAGTTCTTCTCTTGTGGGGCAACAATACGGAACCAAGGCTGTACAAATACAATTGGAGTAAGGAAGTACAGAAGCTTGCAGAAGAGCTACAAGAGGCACAAAGGAACAAACAACAAATGATCTTGGAGCTTCCCTTTGAAAGGTCTTACGAAAAGGATAAACCACTTAGGCTTCATCCAATTCCACAACTGAAAATGCCTGACAAGGAAGCACCACAACCAAAAGGAAAGGAATACAACCTGTGAGAGATTACAAGAAAGAATATAAGGAGTACGGTGGTACTGAAGAACAAAAGAAACGTCGAGCACAACGTAATAAGGTTCGTCGGGCAGCCCTTCGTCGTGGCACTGTAAAGAAAGGGGACAACAAGGAAATTGATCATGTTGGTGCCAATCGTAAAGGCAAGTTGGGCAACAAGGTACGTGTAGTGTCCAAGACAACTAACAGGAAGAAGCAACCAAAACGTGATGGGAGCCAAGACTAATGACAAAAAAGAAACAAGGAGATGGCAGACTTGCTAAAGCAGGAGTATCAGGATATAATAAACCTAAGCGTACTCCATCGCACCCAAAGAAGTCACACGTTGTCGTGGCTAAAGAAGGAGATACTGTCAAGACAATTCGTTTCGGGGAACAAGGGGCCAGTACAGCCGGTAAGCCCAAGGCCGGGGAAAGCGATAAGATGAAAAAGAAGAGAGCATCATTCAAGGCACGACACGGTAAGAATATTAAAAAGGGTAAGTTGAGTGCCGCCTATTGGGCAGATAAAGTAAAGTGGTAAGGAGAATATACATGTTTCAGATTGAAGTACTTTTGTACGATAAGACACTTTTGGTATTTGATGAAGTGATTGATTTTAACTATGACGATAAGTTTCTGGCCATTACTGATGCTGACAAGAACTCATCTCTTGTGGCTTTGGATAGTGTCCAGATTGTCAACATTAACAAAGATGTCGTTTATGAAGGCTGAATACGTCGATCACATGGGAGATGACTTGCGGGTGGTTAACGCTGCCCGTGTCTCCTTCAAGAAAGAAAGTAAGGAATTTGTAGGGCAGGATGAAAGGCTAATTAACTATCTTGCTAAACATAACCACTGGACACCATTCAGTCACCCAATGATTACAATGAGGGAGAAGGTTCCAATCTTTGTTGCCCGTCAGCGTTTCAAACATATGGTAGGCTTTACTTACAATGAAGTCAGTCGTAGGTATGTCGATGACGAGCCGGAGTTTTATGTTCCAGAAGCATGGCGTAGTCGTCCAGAAGGGAGCGTAAAACAAGGTAGTGGGAATAAGAAGCTAAAAAATAGCGATCTCTTTGTGGAGACAGATGGGCATGAAGGCCATTTTGGAGATTGGGAATATGATTTTCTTTACTATGAAGACCTTGTGAGGTACTGTTCGGATTGGTACAAAATGGCAGTTGAGTCAGGAGTAGCACCAGAACAAGCTCGTATGATTCTTCCTCAAAGTATGTATACCGAGTATTACGTTACGGGTTCTCTTGCTGCATGGGCTAGGGCATACAAGCTTAGGATTGATCCCCATGCACAAAAAGAAATACAAGAACTAGCTGAACAGTGGGGTAAGATTATTGAACCATTGTTCCCAGTATCATGGAAGGCACTATGTTTTCAGAACGACTAAGACAAAAAATTAAGATACTTAATGACCTAACCCTTTTTGACCATTATAAAAGCAAGGATATGTACTATACCATAGAATGTATTTACGATTCAGGTAATGGTTCTGTCGAATATTATCCCGCCCACAATGGATATATTTGGGATACAGATCAATATGAATGGTACAAAGAAACGTTTACTTCGTTTAAAGAAGCAGAAAAAGCCTTAGAGAAAGCAGTAGATGCTCAACTAAAAACAGAATTTAGTTGGTACTATGACAAAAATGAGGGTTATTTTCACATACTTGACAAGGGTACTGATTGGGGTATTTTAGAGAATCCGAACATTTCTAGTACTGAAGACGTAAATAAATACTACGCTAGATGGAAGGCATTAACAGAATGAGTATTCTTGATGTACTAAAAACTCCTGTGACAAAGGAGTCAGAAAAGGGTTTTTGGAGGGTAACAGATGATGCAAACTTTTCCCTTTTCTACCCAGTAGGTCCGACTAGACCCCCAAGTAGTGAGGGATTTACAGATGTCTATAAGTCCCAAAGAACTATTCGGAGACTGGTGGCTTCTGCTGAAAGACGTAAGACAAAGAAAGGGAAAGAATGAAGTATTTTCATGTAATTGAACATAATAAATTTGGTGATCACACTACAGTCAAAGAGTTTGAAAAGGAAGCTGTAGCCAAGCAGTTTGTAAAGCAGCTAGAGAAGTTTGCCCTAGATGGGGAAGAGTATTATATAGTGGATATTAGAGACGAGTACTAGGAGATTTGATGGAAAAAGTATTTAGAACACCCCTTAACTACGAGATTTTCAAGACCAAGTACAGCCATGACGGTTGTGAGACTTGGGAAGATTTGTCTCGTACATTGGTCAATCAGGTATGCGGACCTGAAGGAGCCGATCTGCCAAAAGATATCAAAGATGGTATTTACGAAATTATCCGTGACATGAAGTTTATCCCCGGAGGGAGGTATTTGTACTATGCAGGACGCAAAGTCAAGTTTTACAACAATTGCTACCTTCTACGTGCCGAAGAAGACACTAGAGAAGATTGGGCTGATCTCTCTTGGAAATCGGAATCTTGTCTTATCACCGGGGGAGGCATTGGAATTGATTACAGTGTCTATAGACCTAGCGGAGCAACTATATCCCGCACTGGTGGGACAGCTTCAGGACCTATACCAAAGATGCTCATGGTCAACGAAATTGGACGTAGGGTTATGCAAGGAGGTAGTAGACGTAGTGCTATCTATGCCAGCCTTAATTGGCAACACGGAGACATTCATTCTTTTCTCACCGTTAAAGACTGGCACAAAATGCCAATTGCAGGTACAGACAAAACCTATTGGGATGTAAAGAATCTCGATTGGAGCTTCCCTGCTCCGTTGGATATGACGAACATCAGTGTCAATTACGATACCGATTGGCTGTTGAACTACTATAAGACAGGAGATGTAGGTGATGTCTTTAAGAAAAATGTTGCACAAGCTCTGGCAACTGGAGAACCCGGGTTTTCATTCAATTTCTTTGACAAGGAGAATGAAACTCTTCGGAATGCATGTACTGAAGTTGCCTCTGCGGATGATAGTGATGTCTGTAACCTTGGTTCTGTTAACATGTCTCGTATTGACAGCATTGATGATTTTTCTAATGTGGTTCAGCTTGCGACCATTTTTCTACTTGCTGGAACCATTGTTGCCGATCTCCCATATGAAAAGGTGGCACGAACTAGAGAGAAGAATAGACGCCTTGGCCTTGGACTTATGGGCATTCACGAATGGCTAATCAAGAGGGGGGAACGATATGAAGTCACTCCTGAATTACACCAATGGTTGGCTGTCTATCGTGGTGTCAGTGATGATACTTCTAAGCGTTGGGCTAATACTATGGGTGTTTCTGTACCAGTTGCTAATCGTGCAATTGCTCCCACAGGGACTATTGGTATGGTTGCAGGAACTACTACAGGTATTGAGCCTGTCTATGCAGTAGCCTATAAGCGCAGGTACTTGAAGAATAAGCGTTGGCATTATCAGTACGAAATTGATACTGCAGCCCGTAACTTGATTGAAGAGACTGGTTGTGATCCTAGCAAAGTGGAGAGTGCTATTGACCTTGCATCAGACTACGAACGACGAATCAAATTCCAAGCAGACGTTCAGGATTACGTTGACATGGCAATCTCTTCCACTATCAACCTTCCACCAAGAGCAGACCAAAGTTTTTCTGCAGACGAGTTTTCGTCAGTCCTTGCCTCTTACGCATCTAGGTTGCGAGGATTCACTTGTTATCCAGATGGAAGCCGTGGAGGACAACCACTAACCTCTGTGCCCTATGAAGAGGCTATCAAGGCCCTTGGTACAGAATACGAAGAGCATATGGTCTATAATGATGTCTGTGACATAACTGGTGGAGGATATTGCGGAACGTAATGAAGGTACTAGTTGCCTGTGAATTTAGTGGAGTAGTAAGAGAGGCGTTCAGGAAGAGGGGTCATAATGCGTATAGTTGTGACCTCTTACCTGACATGAATGGAAACTATGAATACCACATATTAGGAGATGTAAGAGAGGTTCTAAAGCAAGATTGGGATTTAATCATAGCACACCCACCTTGCGACTATTTGGCAGTATCTGGAAACAGGTATTATTCTGAACGTCCCGATCTTTATATTCCAGCGGCTAATTTTGCTAAGATGTTTGAACAGTATGCAGATAAGGTGTGTGTGGAGAATCCGGTAGGTAGGTTAAGCAGTTTGTGGAGAAAACCTGATCAATATGTACAACCATGGATGTTTGGTCATGGGGAAACAAAAAAGACCGGGCTTTGGCTTAAGAACCTACCTAAGCTTGAACCAACTAATATTGTCGAAGGAAGAGAACAACGAATATGGAAGATGGGACCATCTAAGAGAAGGAAATCATTAAGAAGTATAACATTTCAAGGAGTGGCAGATGCAATGGCAGAACAGTGGACTTAAAGGTATTCAACAACATGAACAATGGAGTGTAGCAAAGATGTCTTTTGTTGAAACATTTTTTAATTGGTATGAAGCAACGACTTGGATTGAAGGGCATCTACGAGATGTAGATATGGAAGTATGGCACATTGAACAGTGTTCCGTAAATCTTATGCCTAACGGTACATTTCGAGCAGGTATTGTATTTTCACAACGACAGAAGGAGCTAGAACTATGATTGTATATAGCGCAGTACGACTTGCCCCAGATTGGGTAAATGATGAAATAGATAATGGTGTGTGTGAGCCGGAAAGTATGGCAGCAGTGGTTCTTGTTCACTACCCTGTGCATGAGGGTTGGTTTGTAGAATTTCATATGGTTGATGATAAATGGGAAGCAGACAATACATGACTGAAGGACGTAAGGACGACAGCGAAAAGATCAGGTTGGAGCTTATTCCACCAGAACTTCTTTTTGGAGTAGGCTCTATCCTGACTTTCGGCGCAAAAAAATACACATGGGAGTATGAAACTGAATGGGACAGATTGTTGGATGTGAAAAATGTAAAGGGGATAAAATTCACTACAGCAGGGGAATGTGTCGTTCTTGTTACGAAAAACAACTTAGGGCAAATAATCCTGAATTCGCAGAAAGACAACGACAAAACCGTAGGGATTGGGAAGAACGAAATCCTGACAAAGTTAAGCGGCTTGCCGAACGTCGGAAAAATTGTCCAAAAGCTCGTAAACGAAACAAAAGAACAAAATGGTTGGGAAGACTTGCTAGGTTTGGGCTATCTGAAGAACAGTACATCACCCTATGTAGAGAAGGATGTAAAATTTGCGGATCGACAAAGTACCCTCACATTGACCATTGCC